AGACTTTACAGTCTTCTCCCCTAGTGTATACCTATAAAGGCGTGAAGCGATTCAAGATTTTGCGAGATTATATTAGTTTTAAGCCTTTTAACTCGGTCTATACACCTCTATCTTTTTCGACGAGCAGGATGGATAGCCGTTTGCCGAATGCCTTCTGTGCGGATGAGGTGGGAGCCCTGCCTACGATTTATCCTTTGGAGGCTATGCGTTCTGGCCAACTAAACATTTTAAACAAACTTGGTTTTGTTATCTCTACGAAGTACCCAACAATAGATAATCCATTTGAGGAAGAGGTTAGCTATTCTAAGAAAGTTCTAAATGGACTTGTTGAGGACGAAACTAGGTTTTCACTTCTGTATGAGCCGGATAATACAAAGGACTGGGAAACAAATGACTTAATTCTAAAGCAAGCGAATCCAGTTGCCTTGGAGATTCCTGAGATATGGGAGGATTTGCTTAAAAAGCGTACAAGGGCAATAGCAACGGCAAAGGCAAGAGAAAACTTCGTTACTAAGCATTGCAACATCATCTACCAAGGGGTAGGAACAGAAAGCTATATAGATGTTAAAGATGTGCAAGCTTGCAGGGTGGAATCCATTGATTGGACCGGTAAAGAAGTCTATTTGGGACTGGATCTATCAGAATCAAACGATAATACGTCCGTTTCCATGGTTGCGATAGAAAACGAGACAATTTTTGCTAAGTCATTCGCCTTCATTCCGGAAGAACGAATAGAGGAGAAGGCGGCAGCGGAGCGTGTGGACTATCGAAATCTGTGTAAAACAGAGCATGTCTTTACTTGTGGAGACAGGGTAATAGATTACACCTTCATAGAGGACTTTATCCTATCTCTTGAAGAGAAATACGGCGTGACAGTAATGGAAGTGGGTTTCGACCGGTGGAATGCCCTGTCTACAGCACAAAAGTTGGAAAAAGAAGGATTTCAGATGATAGAGCTTAAGCAGCATTCATCGGTTTTACACCCGGCAACTAAGTTCTTGAAAGAGAAAATTTTGAAAAAGGAATTTGCTTATGAGAGTAATCCGCTTTTGGAGATTAACTTTCAGAATGCTAAGTGTGTTTATGACACAAACAAAAATCAATATGTAAACAAGAAAAAGTCAAACGGCAAGGTAGATATGGTGGTTTCCCTTATCAATGCCGTATGCCTATTGCAAAGAAGCGACACAGGCAATGACTTTGTAGCACAGGTTATTTAGGAGGGTGGTATGTGGCCATTTAAAAGAAAAGCCGAGGAGATTAGAGCAGATACAGCTGCAGTATCCGGAGATGCACTGCTTAAAGCATTGGTGTCAGACCCGAAAATTAACAAAGAACAGGCAATGCAGATTCCTGCAGTATCTGCTTGTGTAAATTTGATTACTGGAACGGTGGCTATGATTCCTTTTAGGCTTTATAAGGTGGATAATGACAAGATTAAGCTTTCTGAGGAAAGAGACGATCAGAGAGTCGGGCTTTTAAATATTGATCCAGGAGATACGCTGGATGCTTTTCAGATGAAACGCTCACTCATCGAAGATTATCTGCTGGATGAGGGTGGGTATGCATATATTGAAAGAAGAGGGAACAAAGTAAAAAGCCTACGTTATGTGGACCCATCAAATATTGGATTTAGCTATAATGCAGACCCGATATTTAAGGACTACAAACTCCTTGTAGGAGGTAAGCAGTACTATCCTCACGAATTTATTAAGCTACTAAGACGGACAAGAGATGGGCATAGAAGTATCAGCGTAGTAGAAGAGAACTCCGAACCTTTTTCTATTGCCTACCAGACGATGCGCTTTCAAAACAAAATGCTGAAAACTGGAGGTGCTAAGAAGGGCTTTGTGAAATCCCAGAAAAAGTTAAGTCAGGAAGCCTTGGACTTTTTAAAGAGTGCTTGGAAGCGGATGTTTTCAGAAGATGACTCTGAAAATGTGGTGATTTTGAATGACGGCTTGGAGTTCCAAGAAAGTTCCGCCACACCTGCAGAAATGCAGTTGCACGAGAATATTGCCTCTTCTACGAGGCAGATATGCCAGATTTTTGGCGTGCCGTACCAACTTATCAGCCGTGATAGTACGCCGTCCGAGGAGGATAGAATCATATTTTTACAATATTGCATTCAGCCGATTCTTTCAGAGATTGAGACGGCTTTAAATAGAGATTTCCTGCTTGAATCTGAAAAAGGAACTCTTAAATGGGCGGCAGATACATCAGAACTCACTAAGGCAGATGTATTAAAGCGCTACCAATCCTACGAAATCGCAAGTAAGAATGGTTTTATGCAGATTGATGAAATCCGATTCAAGGAAAATATGGAGCCTCTGGGACTAGACTTTGTAAAACTCGGCCTTCAAGATGTTCTGTATTATCCGAAGGAAAAAGTAACCTTTGTTCCAAACATGAACCAGGTAGGGGGAATCGAGATTGCAAAGGAAGACAGAGAAAGACTACTAAGAAAGGAGAAAGAAGAAAAGGATGAGAATTCAGATACGGAGTGATTCCGTAGAAATTGAAGGCTATGTAAACGCCGTAGGAAGAGATTCCAGACCTATGAAAGATAGAAGCACCGGAGAACGATTTGTTGAACAAATTGTTCCCGGTGTTTTTACTAGGGCGCTTACAAGAAATGATGTGGATCTCTTGCTAAACCATGACCAGGAAAGAGTTCTTGGAAGTACAAAGACAAACCTTGAGCTTACTGAGGATTCAATCGGCCTGAAAGCGCGGGCTATAGTCACTGATAAAGAGGTGATTGAAAAAGCAAGATCAGGAAAGCTAAGAGGCTGGTCATTTGGATTCTATGACAGAGATTCACGGAATGAGGATGTTAAAGAAGGCCTGAAGCGCCGCTATGTCGAGGATATGGACCTTAAAGAGGTTTCTATCATTGATGACAGGAAGCTTCCTTGTTACGAGGGCACATTAATTAGTGCCCGTGCAGATGAGGTTATTCAAGGCGAGGTCTTGGAAACCAGAGCAGAAATAACAGAAACTCCAAAGCTTGATAGCTATTGGGAAAGAATTAACCATTTAGGAAAGGATTAAAAGAATGAACGAAAAGATGAAAGCATTACAGGAGCAGAGAAACGCAGCAGTTGAGGAATTAAAGGCGCTTACCGGAAAGGTAGAGGCCGAGGTTAGGGCTTTTACTGATGAAGAGAACGCAAAGTTCAATGAGTTAGAGAAGAAAGTAAAGGATTTAGATTCCTCTATCGAGATGCTGGAAAGAGCCCAAAAGTACGAGTTTAAGGAGCCGGCACAGGCTTCTGAGGACAAGGCAAAGGTGAATACGGAGGCAAAGGAGCTTAGAGCCTTTGAAAGCTATATCCGAGGAGTTGTTCTGGAGGAAAGAGCAGACAATCTTACTTCCGGAGACAATGGAGCTGTGATTCCTAAGTCTATCGCCAACAAAATCATCAAGAAAGTACATGACATTTCTCCGGTGTTCAGCAAGGCTACACGATACAACGTGAAAGGAGAACTAAATGTTCCATATTACCCGGCTGATTCTAAGGATATCCAGATGACTTATGTTGAGGAGTTTGTAGAGTTAGAGTCTTCTTCCGGAAAGTTCGGAACTATCTCCTTAAAGGGCTTCCTAGCTGGAGCTTTGACTAAGGTATCTAAGAGCCTTATCAATAATTCCAACTTCGATATTGTTTCTTTCGTGGTTGATGCTATGGCTGAAACGATATCTCGCTGGGTAGAAGGACAGCTCCTTAAGGGAACTACCGGCAAGGTTGACGGCATGATTAAGGGAATTACCCAGACTGTTACTACGAAGGCAGTAAATAAGGTAGATGCGGATGACTTAATTCAGCTGCAGGAATCTATCCCGGATGCTTATCAGGGAGAAGCTTGCTGGATTATGACTAAGAACACTAGAACAGCTCTCCGCCAGTTAAAGGATAATAACGGGCAGTATATTCTTAATCAGGATGCAACCACTAAGTGGGGATACATTTTGTTTGGTAAGCCTGTTTATGCATCTGAAAATATGGATGAGGTGGCTACAGGGAAAAATGCCATCATTTATGGCGATTTATCCGGCCTTGGGGTTAAGCTTTCTGAGGAAATGGAGATTGAGGTTCTTAGAGAGAAGTTTGCTACTCAGCATGCGGTGGGTGTTGTTGCTTGGATGGAGTTTGATGCCAAGGTGGAGAATGCACAGAAACTTGCAAAGCTTACTGTGAAGTAAGAATTTGACTTATAGAGGCGTGCTTTTGGTGCATGGTAAGAAAGTTTAGTAAAGCCTAAAGCACGTCTAATATTTTAGTTCTGCATACTCTGAAAGGGGGAGGAATGAAAGTAAGCGAATTAACATTACCGGTTATCGCGAATTATTGCCGTATTATGGATGACGACGTATCCGATAGCGAGAATTTATCTTTGGAAGCCATGAAAATTGCGGCAATATCTTATGCGAGATCTTATACAGGGCTTAGCGACTTGGAAATGGAGAGGCACGAGGATATTACGATTGCGATTCTTACCCTCATCGCGGATATGTACGACAATCGTTCCATGATTGTGGATAAGAATAATGTTAACCGTACCGCAGAAGTTATCCTCTCCATGCATGCGAAGAATCTTCTTCCGAGAGGAGAGCACGATGGCGATTAATGCGGGAAGGCTCAGGAAGGTGATTTCGGTCTACCGCTACGAAGAGTCGGAAAATGCTGTAGGATCCACCGTGACGAAGTTAATCCCGGTAAAGAAACTCTACGGCGAGATTAGACCGGTAAGAGGAAGTGAATATACAGAGTATTACAAGGAATACCACACTTTGTCCGTTAAAATTACGCTCCGTTTCTGGGAGGGGTTAAAACCTACGGATATCCTGGTGTATAAAGACCGGCAGTTCATAATTCAATCGATTATTAATCCCTTGGAGGAGAACTATATCGTTGAGTGTATGTGCACGGAGAAGAAGGAAAAGGAGATTTCCTATGAGTGACGCAGTGGGAATAGATTTTCATGGGCTTGACAAGGATTTTCAAGGCATTATAGACCAATTTCCGGAAGAATCTGAAAAGTATCTCCGTGAGCAGGCAAACAAGTGGAAGAAAGACTGTAACGAAAAAGGCTATAAAAATTACACTAGTGGGAAGAAGCCGATTCCGAAAAGCTGGAAGATTGAGATGGAAAAGGACCTTTTGTACCGTGCAACAGCTGTATCTGTAACGAATAAGAGCCCTTTATTCCACTTACTTGAAAATGGACATAGGAAATGGCTTTTTGGCCATGATACAGGAGGATTTGTTCCGGGGAAGCATTACGCGGAGCGAACGAGAGAAGAATTTGGAGACAGCTTTGGAGAAAACACGGACAAATTTGTTGCTAAAGCAATGAAGAGGCACAATTTATGATTGAATTATTAGAAGTGAAAAAGTCTTGTAACGGGGCTTTAAAAGATGCCTTTCCGGAGCTTAAGATTTACGGCATTGAGGTTCGTGAAGGACTAAAGCAGCCCTGTTTCTATACGGAGATTGTACCGTATAGCCTTGTTTATGAATCAATAAACCTTGTAAGGCAAAAGTGCGGGTTTAAGATAGCTTTGCTTGAGAAAACGCCTAATGAGGAATTTCAGCTTTCCGTGTTTGAAAAGATACGGAAAGTTTTTCATTTGAAGGTACGAATAAAAGAAAAGCTGGTCACAGTGGATAGCGTGGAATTTGACTATATCGGTGCGGAAAACAACATTTTTCAAATTACCGTGCGTTTTCAGTGGTTTGATTCTATTGCAGAGAAAAAAGAAGAGGAACAAGTAAAAGAGCTACTTATGAGAGGAGTAGAAAATGAGTAAATTAAAATCTCCGGAAGTAAATATCAGTTTCGTTGAAAAGGGAGAGTCCGCGATCCAAAGAGGTGAGAGAGGAATTGTAGCCTTGGGATTACAGGATAAGACGAAAATAGATCCGTTTACGGTGTTTTCTGTTACGGATATCCCGAAGGCTTTAAGCGAGGTAAATACGCAATATATAAAGGACGCTTTGCAGGGATATGTCACGGCCCCGAAGAAGGTCATTGTATATATCATGCAAAACGGTGCAGAAAAGCTTAATGCAGAGTATCAGGCTATGCTTAAATACTTCGCGCAGACTAAGTTTGACTATCTGGCCATTCCGACGGTGAAGACCGACGGTAAGACGAATGAGGTAGTTACCTGGATTAAGAATCTTAGAATCGAGCAAAAGTTAAAGCGTAAGGCTGTTCTTCCGGAAGTGCTCGGAGATAACGAAGGAATCATTAATGTAAATGCGAGTCTTACTCGCCCGGATGGAACTGTGCTTACTCCGGAACAGGTAACGCCGAGAATCGCGGGCCTTATCTGCGGTACGCCTTTGAGTATTTCTATCACCTATGCACCGCTGAAAGATTTTATTGACTGTCAGCGCTTTACCAAACAGGAAGCGGATGAGGCAGTAGGAGCCGGAAAGCTTATCTTTATGTATGACGGTGAAAAGGTAAAGGTCAACAGAGGTGTAAACTCTTTAACTACTACAAATGAGTTGAAGGGAGATAGTTTTAAGAAGATTAAGATCGTGGAAATCATGGATATGATTTACGAGGATATCCGGAGGGCTTGGGAAGATACCTATGTCGGGCGATACGCAAATACCTATGACAATAAGTGCTTGCTTATTACCGCTATTAACTCCTATTTTGCCGGACTGATTCGGTCCAATCTGCTTTCTAAGGGAGAGTGCTATCTGGACCTTGACGGACAGAGAGATTACTTAAAGCAGCAGGGTAAGGATGTAAACAATATGTCCGAGCAGGACTTAAAGGAAGAGAATACCGGATCCAGAGTCTTCCTACGTGCGAACATTTCCATTTTGGATGCTATGGAAGATATGGACTTGGAAATCTATTTGTAAGAAAGGAGAAAATATGGAAGGTTTTGTATCTGATCAGGTCATTAACGGTACCTGGGGAGAACTTTGGGTTGATGACACCTATATGGCGGAGGTTACTTCTTTTAAGCTGGAAATCAATGCGAAGTATACGCCAATTTCCAGAACAAGAAGCCTTATGGCTGGGCAGAAGCTTACCGGGGTAGAGGCAAAAGGAGAAGTTAAGTTACACAAGATTTCGTCTTTCCTTGCAAAGAAAGTTTCTGATGGCCTAAAAGCCGGAAAGGTGCCGAATTTTAAAATTATTTCTAAGCTTTCCGATCCATCTGGCCTTGGTACAGAGAGAGTTGTGGCGTACGGCTGTAAGTTTGATAAGGCCATTCTTGCAAACTGGGAGCATGGAAAGAATGCGGAAGAGTCCTACAGCTTCACTTGTGAGGATTGGGATTATATTGATGCCATTTAGGAGGAAAGTATGGAGGAGTTTAAAAGTATATACAAGATACTTGCTATTCTCCATATGTCTATGGATTTCGAGGAGTGGGACAAGAATCTTTTGTCCCATGAATCCTTGAATCTTTCATTTCCTAAGTGGTCAAGAATTATGAGTATGCTGCTTAAAGAAGGGTATATCTCCGGAGGAGAAGTGCTTGAAAGTTTCGGGGATTTTTATCCCAGAGTAAAACTTTCTAGACCCGAAATTACCTTAAAGGGACTAGAGTATCTTGAAGAGAATAGCCTAATGAAGAAAACGGCAAGGCTGCTTCAAGGCATTTCTAATATTGTGAAATAGGAGGAAACATGAGCTTAACACAAAAGCTATTACAGATTGACAGAGGGCAGTTTCAGAAGGAAGAGATTTTGGAAGTAAAGGCAAAGAGACTAAGTGAGATTATGGGAGAAGAAATCATGCTTAAGTTTCGTGCGCTTTCCGGAAAGGAATATACATCCATTGCATCTACAGCCGTGAGAGACAAGGGCGGAGTGGATTATTCAAAGGCTTATGATGTAAATGCTTTGATGATTTGTGAAGCCCTTATGGAGCCAAGCCTTAAAGATAAAGAACTGCAGAAACATTTTGAGGTAGCCAGTCCTAAGGACTTGGCTTTTTTATTTTTCCCCGGAATGGAGCTGACAGTCCTTGCGGATAAGGTTACAAAGTTCTCCGGCTTTCTGGAAGAGGATGAAGTTAAAGAAGTAAAAAACTAATTGAGTCCGACAGCGAAACTAACGCGATGTATTGGCTATTCCGCTTACATCACTGGAAGCCGTCGGACTTCTTTAATCTGGGATATGGAGAGAAGCGGATTGTGCACGCATTCCTTCAGGTAGAGATGGAACAGAGGAGTAAAGAATGGCAAACAGAACTGTAGACGTAACGCTGAGGCTGGTAGATAAGTTTACCGGAGGGATCCAAAAATCACTTAAATCTATAACCGCTATGGATAAGAATACTGCAAGAATAGCCGGAGATATACAAAAAGCCGGGGATTCTATAGCAAATACTGGAACAGCAATTACTGCAGCGGTTACAGTCCCTATTGTCGGTGCGGGAGTTGCAGCAGTAAAAACTGCAGCAGATTTTGAAAGCTCCATGAGCGGTGTTAAAGCCATAATGGGTGAGAAGTGGGATGACAGTTTGACAGAACAGGCGAAGCACCTCGGCGCAACGACGGCATGGACCGCAAGAGAAGTGGGCGAAGCTATGCAGTACACCGCTATGGCCGGCTGGGATGCAAAGCAGAACATGGAGGGCCTAAATGGTATTCTTTCCGCAGCAAGTGCCGGAGGAATAGGACTGGCAGAGGCTACCGATGTCATGGTTGGTGCACTTGCAGGGTTCGGAGAAGGTGCGGATCAGGCAGAGAAGTACGCAGATATTATGACCGCTACATTCACGAATACAAAAACGGATATGCTGGGTCTTGGTGAATCCTATAAATACGTCGGTTCTCTTGCCGGAACACTCGGCTATGATTTTGCGGAAGTCAATACGGCAATTGGTATCATGGGAAATGCTTCTATTGACGGCTCTCAAGCCGGTACGACTCTTAGAACAGCGCTTCTTAATATGACAGGTGACTCTAAAGAAGTGAAAAAAGCAATGGGAGAACTGGGGATCTCCATGACGAACAGTGACGGCACGATGAAATCCTTTTCCGATGTCATGCATGATATGAAGAAAGGTTTCTCAGGACTTACTGAGGAGGGTAAGCTCTTCTATGCAAACCAAATCTTTGGAAAAACCGCTACCGCAGGAATGCTTGCAGTAATCAATTCTACAGATGAGGCTTATGACAGCCTCGAAAGCAGTATCAAAGGCGCAAGTGGTGCGGCGGGGGAAGCGGCTTCAGGAAGACTGGATAACTTAAACGGACAATTAACTCTTTTAAAGTCGGCTATCGAGGGCATTGCCATTAGAATCGGAGATTTTATACTGCCCTACTTAAAACAGTTTGTAGAATGGGCGCAAAAACTCGCGGATAAGCTGAATGGTATGAGTGACGCA